TAGGCAACGTGAACTGGCAACTTCCGCCGGTAATATCGTGCGCGCTCTTCGCAATTTGTCTTGACCTGGTTGGTGCTCATACCTCGCCCATTGACCGATACGTCAAGGAAGTCCGTCGCTTTGTTTACCTTCAAATCCCACGCATCGCAGATAGCGCGCTTGACGGCCTCGTCGCTGTAATCGCCCAGTTCATCGACATAGCAGAGCAGCAGCCGTTGAAGCTCGTACTCCGAGAGCTTTGGATCGCGTTCCGGTTCGGTATGAACCTTGACCAGTTCCATTGCCTGAGCTTCAGTCACTCGGACTTTCGGAGCCGCGCTTTCGCTTTCACCGGCTCTTCGATTGCCTTCGTCTCCGGCGGTGATGCAATCGCCTTGCCCTCCGCTTCGGGTTCGACATACAGCGGATACTTCTCAAGCTCCGACTCTTCGATCTCGCAGCCCTTGCCAACGAGCATGAACCGTGAGAGCGGATGCCCTGCGGGCACCCGCTTGCCATCAATCGTCAGACACCAGGATTGAGGTGAAACGATTCTCATTACGGCGTCACGATGTCCGCATTGACGAACGCAGCCGGCCGACGGATTGCTAGCGCAAGCCGTGCCTCGCACACGATCGTTTGCAGGTTCTTGATCAGGTCATCGTTCTTGAGGCCCACGATGAACGTGACGCCCCAGCGTTCGAAGATCGTGCCGTAGTTGAAATCACCCACAATTGCGAAGCCTGCAGCCTGGTTGACCGACGGGACAACCGGAATGCCCCAGACGCGCATAACGCCCGCCTCAGACGGAGAGCCGAAAAAGTAGATCCCGTTCGAGCTCAGCAAACGAACCGTTTGCCAGTCCGCAGGATTCATCACAATTGCGGTTGGGTAACCAGCGCCGCCTGAAACTACTTTAGTGACTGCATTCGCAAGCGTGGTGATCATGTCCGTGGTAAAGGTTTGCGTTTGAATGCCAACCGTGTTGAGAATCCCGCGTATTTCCGGCGGTGTGCCTGAACCTGCCAACAGCTTCTCGTCGATCTTGAGCAGCAGCAATCTGCGCAGATCATCCTCGAGCACTGCACGCAGTTGCGGTACATCATCAAGCGCCTGCAGCGTGATTGCAGTCCATTCGGCAATCGTCTCGATTGGCGCGTCTACCGGTGCCCAGCGCGGCTGCACTTCAGGTTTCAGCGCACCCTCTGCGATGAATGCCGCGTTATTAGCAAGCGGCATCGTTGCCTGGTAGTACCGCACCGAGCTCGTAGCGCTCACCGGCACGATCCTGAAAAGGTCGTACACGGTTGGCATCGCGCTATAGTGCGGCGACACCGTTGGATCAGTCGTGCGCGGCCCAAAGTGCGAAGACATGATCGGATCGCCAGCAGCCTTCACCGTGCCTGGCACTTCGATCGTGTAGCTCACGCCCTGGTGATGCCCCTGCTTTAGATGCTGCTTATAAACTTCCGATTCGATGAAGCGATCACTTGCCTGCTTTGGCTGAAGTGATGCAAGCCATTTGTGAAATGCATCGCTCTGCATCGCTTTGGTATCAAAGCTGCCGCCATCCTTCGAACCATTGCCGTTGCCATTGCCGCCAAAAGGCACGGTCGTGATGACCTTCGAATCATCTTCGGCCTGCTTCTTGTCAGCCTCAATGGCTGCCTTTGTCTGCTCGGCAGCTTCGTCAAGCTGGCGTGCCCGTGAATACTCCTTTTCGATCGACGCAAGATCGATGTGCATCTTCTGCGCCTTCTCAAGGTCCTCGGCACTCGGCTTCTCATTCGCTGTTGCTTTTACAAAATCCTCGCGCAATGCGGCAAGCCGATTGCCAATGTCTGTTGCAAGTGGCATCAGAGTTCTCCTTGTTCGCTCGCCGCGGCGAGTCGTTCGAGTTGAATGCGGCGCATCTCAATGCGTCGCGTTTCGAGATCTTCATCAGGTTCGACAGCCTTCACGCTCGCAACATGCGCACGCGCATTGGCCGGCACAGTCACGATCGAGACTTCGTAGAGCTCAATCCCCTTGATCATTCGCACGCCCTTCTCTTCGTCGAATGTGTCCGCCGTCGCCTTGAACCCGATCGACATGGCAACCGACTTGCCGCGCTCGAGGCGTTCACGCACGTATTTGCGCAGTGATTGCGCCTTTAGCGTTGTGTGGAACTCGCCTTTGACATAGAGGCCCTCAGCCGTCTCGCGCGCTTCGTCGATCGTGCCAACGGGCTCCGACCAGTCGTGAGCACTAGCGAGAAAGCCGTGCTTCGGAAAGTCCTTCAATGTTTCGAGGAATGCGCCGGGCTGGATGATGTCGTTCTGGCGGTCGACATTGGCAAAGACAGCAGCAATGCCTTCGAATGTGCCGGGTGAGTCGGCATCACCAAGCGTCTTGAACTGACACTCAAATACTCGCTTGTCCACTCTTTTATCCTGAAAAAGCGAAAGCGCCGCCACTCATCGGAAACTTCCGGGAGTGACGGCGCTCATCTCGTCAATTGCCACACGGGCTGCTTTAATTTTCGGTCAGGTTGCTTTTTACGCCTTTTGTCGAACTGCTGTCAATACCCTTCGGAGCCGGATACCAGCGCGTGCCACGCTGACAGTTGGAGCAAAGTACGACAACGGGACGCAGAAAGCGCCCAGTAGCCGAAGCGATCGAAGCTCCGCATTGATCGCAGTGAATCGTTTCAGACGGCTCATCAAGCTGCCTGTGATTGTTGTTCATTTCTGGTTTCAATCGTACAGCGGCACCTTGCCCCACATTGTGACTCGCCAATAGGAACGACATCCTCGATCGGCACCCAGCCTTGCGACGCAGCATCAAAGCAGTCCTGGCAGTGAGCTGCTTCAGGCTCCAGGAATCGCCTGGCTTCCTCAGTACCTGCTCCTCGCTCACGCACAATGATTGAGTTTTGCCAGGTTCCATACGTCTGCTCGGCATACTTACCTGACCTGTCAAGCAGCTCAGCCGGACTCACCTGCCCCATGTTCATCTGCGCTGCCATGCGCACCTCGTAGCCAGTCTCACGCGCAATAATCGATTCCAGCTTCGCCCATATGCCGGCTGTGGTCTGCTTGAACCCGCCGGCGCCAAATACTCCCATCGCCTCGTGCGATACTCGGATAAGGCGCTGCATCTCGCGCTGCCATTGACGGGGCTCAAGCGAGCCAATGCCCTTCACCTTGCGCATGACTTCTTCCTGCAGATCCACAGGGACGAAAGTCTCAACGATCTTCGAAACGCTCTTAGGTATCTCGAGCGCCTCGCCAATGAGCGCAATATCGTGTTCTCGCTGAAAGACAAGAAGCGCCACGCTATGCGCCATCATGTCAGCCTTGTGTGCACGCTCAATTGCCGCCTGCCACGATTGCAGCTTCCTGGCCGTGACAATGCGACCATTCGCATCTCGAAATACGCGCGCAACAGGATCCCACGTGTAGGCAGACTTAGGCACTAGTTGACTACCTCCGCATCAAGCAGCGTGCGCGCTTCCTCCGGCGCATTGGCTTTCCACCACGCCCTGATCTCGTCCTCATCTTTCTGCACCGGCGAGTATGGCCGGCCAAATTGCTTCACCTCATCCAGCGCTTTCGACTGTCCGAAACTTGCGCCACTCATCGGCTGAGTATTAATCTCATCCCCACCCTCACCGTCGATCGGCTGCATCCCCATTGCCGCGCGCGCTTCGTTTCTTGTCACAAGGCCCGCACTCCACTTCATCACTTCGCGTTCCGCAACGCCCTTCTCGTCCTCCTCGAGCGCCGAGATCTCGCTCGTATCGAACTGCACCCACTCGCCCGCACGATAAGTGTATTCGGGCAATAGCTGCAGCGTCAGCTGCGTCGCAAACAGCTTGAGCGTCGGAATCACAAACGTCTGCCACGCAGCCTGCAGCGCCGTCTTGTAATTCGAATACGTCGCGTGATCGTCGAAGCCAAAGCCCAGCACGAGCGCTGGTATTCCAAGCACCGCACACAACCGCTCTTCCGGCGTATCGTGCGTTTCCTTGAGCGACATCTGCTGTGGCGTAAACCCAACCTGCCCGATTTCCATTGGCGCCGAGAACACTCCCGGCGTGCCCGCATTCGCGCCGCTTGTCGACGACATCAGCGCCTCTTTCACCTTTGCCTGATCGATTGTGTAAATGGAATCGGAGTTCGCTTTTGGCCAGAGGAAGTACGGCGGGATACCGCCTTTGCCGAGAATATTCTTCGAGTAGTAGATCGCAGCCTCATCCGACATGACCTCATCTAGCAACGCACGTACGGGTGCAAGTCCGATGCGATGATTACGTGGATCGAGGCCATATCGGAAGTGGATGATGTCGCCTTTCGCAACCTGGTACGGCACTCCATCGCTTCTGATCTCGTAGTAGCTGATGAACTCACTGCCATCCACCGGCCAGCGCGGGTTGACCTGATCAGAGTCAAGCAGCCACAGTTCACGCAAATTCCCAACCTTGTCACGCTTCTTGAGCAGGTACACATTGCCGTTCACGAGCCAGTAATACGCGAATGCCTTGAGCATCACTGCGCCAGAGTAGTAAGGGTTGGGTTGCTCCCAGATGCGTTGCAGCGGGTGATTCTTCGTCGGCACCCACTCATCCTGCTCTGCCTGCCTCAGCACCTGCACGATCGGCTCAGCAAACACAGTGCCCGCCCAGTTCACTGCTGACATGATCAACGATGATGTAGTCAGATCTGGCGGCATCAGTGAGACTGCATTGAGTTGCGATGGCCATTCAGGCCAGAATACCTGCGCGCCGAAGGATTGGGTTGATTGCGGGTAACCAGGGAAGCGGAAGGATTTGAGTGCAGCGCGTGCGCGGTCGATTAGGTTTGGCATAGTCACACCACGGTAATCTCAATCACCTTTTTCGAAATCATCAAATCTGTGAATCCGTGTACCATCGCATCGAGTCTGTTGGGCGATTCGCCGCCCGGTTGCCACGAACACATCTCATCTTCGAGTTCAGGAAAGCAGCCGACATGGTGTATGCGGCCCTGCTCGTAAAAGGCGCTGACAGGTTCAGCCCGCGTAAACTTACCACGGCTAGCATGAACTCCGCGATAGGAAACATGCGCGTCAACTGAAGCGATCGTTTGCCTGACCATCTCGCCGCCCTGGTTCGTTTCAGCAACCAAACGATCAGCTTTCCACTTGTGATACGCGGTCACAGCCTGCGTTGCCCACGCATTGGGCGAGCCCTGCATTGACACATCATCGAGCAAATGCCCTTCGCCATCGCCGTCAATTCCCTGCACCGTGATTCCGCATTCGTTCCCGCCGCTTGTCGCGCTTGGATCAACGCTCACGACAATCCGCACAAGCTCGGGCGTCTTCGTGACTCGCGACGCTTCGATGAGTTCACGCGACCATAGCGCCTCCGGATTGTCATCGAGGATCTCTGCGCCTAGTTCCTGCCGCCCGACGCGCGTGCCTTCATACAGCCGATACAGCTCAGTGCGTACCGACTCGTGCAGGTACGGATTGTCAGCAGTCGTTGCGCGCGTGACAACCGTGCCAGCATCTGCAAGCAATCGCTTCAGCAATGCGCGCGGCTTCGGTGTCGTCGAAATAATCACGCGCGGTCGTTCACCTAGCCTCAGCCCCAATCGCATGTTCGTCCACGAATCATCAAGCTG